TATCATGAGTCGCTGCTAGCACATAGGTGTTTGTTCATTTCTACTATGTGTTAGACTTGGGGATGGGTGGTCCCGCTATCCGCGAACACGGGACATAGAATTGGTATGCATACTGCCTAGGCAGCGATAGCGCCATAGACATAGTGAACCAGCGTAAGGGACCTACGCCCGAGATGCAGGTAGTTTATGTCAAGACCTGAGCAAGTCTATAAACTGCTCACTAAATAACAGGGAGAGTAATGCCAACAGAAATCGAAAGAGATAGATACGGACGACCACTAGTTGTCCCACCAACAGGTGGTAAAGCAGTTGCTTATACTCGTGCAACTACTATCGCCAACAGTTTAGATGATGCCTCTGCATTAACAGCATGGAAGATGCGCATGGCAGCAATAGGTTTAACAAGCAGGCCAGACATATTGTTAGCCATTGGTGTAGCAGGAGACAATAACAAGTTAGTTAATGCATACATTGAAGAAGCAATGGAAGTAGCAGGCGCTAGCAAAGCAGCCACTATCGGTACAGCAATCCACGCACTAACAGAAAAACTAGACTTAGGTTTAGACCTAGGTATTTTTCCAGAGCAGTGGATGGCAGACATCAAAGCGTATGAAGCAGCAACAAAGATTCTTACTAAGATTTACATCGAGCAATTCACAGTGCTAGACAAGTATAAAATTGCAGGCACACCAGATAGAGTTGTTGAATATAAAGGTGAACGATTCATTGCAGACTTAAAGACAGGTCGTATTGACCACCCAAATAATATCGCAATGCAGTTAGCAATCTATGCTAACGGGTCCCCGTACATGCCTGACACGGGAACCCGCGGTACGTGGGGAGAAATAAATAAAGAGAAAGCAATTATTGTTCATGCCCCAGCAGGGACAGGGACATGCAAACTAGTATGGGTTGACATCAAAGAAGGATGGAAAGGTGTACAGTTTGCAATGAAAGTAAGAAAGTGGCGAGACCAGAAGGGTCTTGCTACTCCATTTGAGCAAGGAGAAGATAGTGCCTAGCACAGAAGCACCCATCAGTATCACAGTAAAAACAGCAGCAGGTAGTCTGGTAACAGTCCGAGCAGAAAGCGGCGAGGAACTAGATAATATTGTTGCACTATCAGTGCATGCAATCGCATCAGCAGCACAAGAACTAGAGTCAGCAGTTCGTGGTGCACCAGCACCAACAACACAATCAGTTGCTGCAGCATTCAATGCCAACATCATTGAAACGGGAACAACAGTTCCTGCCCAAGAATATACACAGCCAGCACCAGTAGCATCTATTGGTGGGCGCGGTTGCGCTCACGGTAAGATGACAGCAATCCAAGGTATGGGTAAAGACGGTAAGCCATACAAGGGTTACTTCTGCCCAGCACCAAAGGGTGCATTTGATAAGTGCAAGAATCAGTATGTTGTGATTCAGTCACCAGAATGGAACACATTCGTTCCAGAACAGATTAAGTGAAAACACTTAGACGCTCTATAAACAAAGCAGAGGTGGGTGGCGAACCATTGCCACCCGCTTTTGCGGCGTTTGAAAGAGCAGGAATTATTCTGCGCCGAGCAGAAGTAACTGTAGTTGCAGGCACTCCAGGTGCAGGTAAGTCATCAGTTGCATTGGCTATTGCTGTGAAAACAAAACATCCTACACTTTACTTTTCAGCAGATACCAATGCACATACTATGGCTATGCGTTTGATTGCAATGACAGGCAAGATGCCTCAGTCAGCAGCAGAACAGTTACTTAAAAACAATCCCAGTAAATCACATGAGATACTACAACTGAACAATCACTTGTTCTGGTCGTTTGAATCCAGCCCTACACTTAAAGACTTAGATGATGAAGTCTCAGCCTTTGAGACTGTATGGGGTAAGAGTCCAACACTTATTGTTGTAGACAATCTTATGGATGTAGCAATGGATGGATACGATGAGTTCGGCGCAATGCGTGCAGTTATGAAAGAACTTAAGTACTTAGCCAGAGATACTAACGCAGCAGTACTAGTGTTACACCATACTAAAGAAGGCTTTGATGGTTATCCATGTCAGCCACGCAGTGCAGTACAAGGTATGGTCAATCAGATTCCAGCAATGGTTCTAACTATCGGACAGATGAAACAGGGTGATGACACATACCTATGTGTAGCCCCAGTTAAGAACAGATACGGGCGAGCAGACCAAACAGGTAGTAACTATGTTAGTCTTGCATTTGACCCAGAATCTATGTACTTAGAAGATGTAGCAGTCAGATACCAACAAGAGGGAATCATGTAATGAGTAGTGCAGCCAAGCGTAAGGGCACACAAGGCGGAGAAATCCCAGCAGTTAATTGGTTAAGAGAGAATGGTTTCCCATATGCAGAACGCAGAATTGCGGGTAGTCATCTAGATAAAGGTGACATAGCAGGAGTCAATGGAGTAACCATAGAAGTTAAGAACCACATTAAGTTAGACCTTAGCACTTGGATTAAAGAACTAGAAATAGAAATGATTAACGACCAAGGATGGACAGGTGTTGTCCTCCATAAGAAAAAAGGAACTAAGAATGTTGATGAATGGTATTGCACAATGCCAGCCAAAGTATGGCTGGATTTAATTAAGCAGGCTATGCGTGGACGAGAAACATAATATTGCAGATTACTTAAGATACATCGGCGCAACCGTGCCAGCAGAGGGCAGCGGTTGGCGCAAAATAAAATGCCCATTCCACGAAGATGGTCATGCATCAGCAGGTATAAACTTTGATGAAGGTAGATTTAAATGTCATGGTTGTGGTGTTGGTGGAGATGTATACGATTTAATTATTGAAAAAGAAGGAGGCACATATCGTGAGGCTATCAAATTCGCACAGGCAATTTCTCTTGCAGGCAGCGAACCAGTACGCAAATCAAATACATTTAGCAGAAGAATATCTGGCAACACGGAATCTCTCGGTAGAAGAAGCGCAGCGATTTCATCTGGGAGTAGTAAAGGACGCTCTGCCAGGTCATGAACAGTACTCAGATAGACTAGCCATCCCATACATTACGCCATCAGGCGTAGTAGATATTAGGTTCAGAGCAATGAACGGAGCAGAACCCAAGTACATGGGTATGCCAGGTGCTAAGACCAGCATGTTCAATGCACAAGTTGTGCTAACAGCATCAGATTATATCTGCGTAACTGAGGGAGAGATAGATTGTATTACCCTAAATGTTAAGACCAAACATCCAGCCGTAGGTATTCCAGGTGCAAACAATTGGAAGCCGTTCTATACAAGAATCTTAGATGATTTTGATACAGTGATTGTGCTAGCAGATGGCGATGGTCCAGGGTTAGAGTTCGGTAAGAAGATAGGTAAAGAGTTAAGCAATGTAAATATTATCCAGATGCCAGAGGGCCACGATGTAAACAGTATCGTGCATAAAGAAGGAGTAGACTTTATCAATGAGCGAATCGCCAGATGCCTCAATACCAACTGAAGATAATGTATGGGAGTTTATCAAAGACCATCCACGTATTATCGGCTTGCCAGTATCAGACAAGCAGGGGCTAGACCTACTCAATGCACTACGGGATGTAGCCGAAATGATTCACAAAGACCAAGAGATGGCACATAAAATGTTAACCATGATAGCCACAGTCATAGTGGCAGCAGCCACAGGCAGTGGCAACGAGACTATTGAGGAACTGCTAGTAGCAGAAGCAATGCACAAGTTCGATACAGAGGCAAAGGAGATACTAAATGAAAGACCCGAATGACTTTGAAGATATCCTAAAAGAACTGCGTATTATTATGATACGCAAACATGCAGACTACGGCCCGTTGAATATCTCCAATGCTCCAGGCGGTGCATTAAACGGATTGCTAGTGCGTATGCATGACAAGATGGCACGGCTAGAAAATCTTTACTATAAAAAGAACGACACGCCCAACTATGAATCCATTGAGGATTCCTTCATTGACCTAGCAAACTATGCAATAATTGGATTGTTAGTACAGAGAAGGCAATGGGAAGGCATACAATAATCTAATGTATTTAGATGAGTACGAAGTAATGGTTTCAGCCCTTGCTGCTGAGTACCACCGCAAGTATCCAATAACTGAGCAATCAGATATACAACAGGTACTATGGTTGTGGTTCGTTTCTCATCCCGAAAAATACAAAGAGTGGTCAGAGTTAGAACAAAAAGACAGAGACAAACTTATAGCCAGGTCTCTACGCAATGCAGCAATTAAGTATTGTGAAAAAGAAAAGGCTAGAAAGATTGGGTATGAAATACTTGACTTATACTATTATGACCCGTCAGTTATCGAAGCATTCCTACCATCTATCATTGCAGAATCATACGAGATTCCAATAACAATCAAAGACTTGAACTATAAGTTTTCTAAAGCAGAAAGCAATGATACTAATAACTGGTTAGTGCTACGCTCAGATATAGCCACAGCCTACTACAGATTGTCAGATGCAAAACAAAATGTTCTCCGTATTAAATACTCAGCAGAAAGCGTTGAGTGGAGTGACATAGCAGATGAACTATCTACCACGGCAGATGGTGCAAGAATGAAAGTAAAGCGTGCAATAAGTAGTTTAATCAGAAATCTAGGTGGGCACAGGCCATACCTAGAAGAAGATACTTTAGTAGAGGCAGATGATGACGAATCAGGAGAATGATAATGTCAGAGAAATACGAGAGTTACTACATCCAACGGATTACTCACACGCTATGGACCTGCGAGGAGAACCTATTGGAGATGTTTGCGTATGTGGAGGGGATGTATTTCATGCGCTTGTTGCATTTGACCAAGGTGAGATATGCTTTTATTTCCTTGATGGAGAGTGCACTAACTGTGGCTCAATGGTCACACTCCCTTACCCAAAAAACGAAGGTACTTTCTAATGCCACTCTTTGATTTTAAATGTGATTGTTGTACAGAAGTAGTAGAGATTAACGAGAACATTCCACCAGCCTGCCCTACTTGTGGTGAAACCATGCAGCGTATATGGTCAGCACCAGCAGTCAAGTTCAACGGCTCAGGCTTTTACTCAACAGGAGGATAGAATGGCAGCAAAAAAGATAGGCAAGAATAAGTGGATTGCATGGGGTCGTTTCCCAGGAATTGCAATTGGAATTAATATATCTAAGCATTACATTAGTATAGAACTTGGCTTCTGGTATCTAACATTTGAGTTCTAATGGAGTATCCAGAATGGCAAGGCACGCCTAATTGCAGAAGTGTAGACTCAGAGGAGTTCTTTGTACCAGAAGGTAGCGGTACATACAGAGAAGTTAATATGCTTAAGAAAATCTGCAACAACTGTGAAGTTAAACAGCAATGTTTAGACTACTCACTTAAGAATGGTGTGCTCGGATACTGGGGTGGAACCACAGAACACGAACGCAAAGTATTAAGAAGAAAACTAAAGATAACAGCCAAGCCACTACACTTAGGATACCCATGAGCAAACTATCAGACTTCGACTTAGACCTAAAGGTAGGCCAAGAAGGCGAAGGCTTAGTAGAACAGTTGTTAACTGGTGGTACTACAGTAGAAGTAAAGACAGATTTGAAATGGAAAGATACTGGCAACCTATACATCGAAACAGTTTGCTGGTCACACAACAATGAGAATTGGTATCTATCAGGATTGTCCAGCACAAAGGCTCAGTATTGGGCTTTCGTTCTGGAGGGGGCAACCCTGCTAGTACCAACGGAGGTATTGAGGCAGGTAGTTACGGCACGGGGAAGAGCCATTACCTGCAACATACCTCCGAACCCTAGTAAGGGCTACCTTATTAAGGTTGAAGACATCCTAAATACACTGCGTAAATGACAAAAGACCCCCAGCGCTGGTAGTAATTACCAGTTCTGGGGGTTTCTTGTCTCTATGGGGCTGCTAGGCCCCTTAAATTACTACTTAGTCTTTCCGAACTCAGTTGCTTTAGGGTCTAATGCCTTAAGCAATGGACCTGCAATAGCAGCAATACCTGCTGTTGCTAAAGCCTTTGGGTCTGTAACTCCAGCAAGATATAGTGCAATTACTGATGCAATTCCTGCACGCAAATAAGTTGCTGCGATTGCTTGTAACTTCTTCTTATTCATTTGTTCTCCTTCTTTTTGGGTAGTGGTTTAACTTTTGCCTTGATAACATTAATCTTCTTAGGCTCACCTAGCCATGGAAACCAGGGAGAAATATCGTTACCGCAAGTACTGACAATAGAAATATGTAGATGCTTGTTATGAGGATTACCCCCAGTGTATTCTCGATTTCCTTGTGCTGCCTTTTCTTTGGACCAAATCTTTCCTTTAAAAATAAGATACGACACACGCTTATCTTCTTTAAGTTTTTCAAATATTTCAGCACAATCAATTCCATTCTTAGGGTCATGTGTTAAGTCAACAGCAAGTCCACTGTTATGGTCAGAGTTGGGATTCTGATGGATATGCGCTGATGACGGCAGGAGTCCATCGGATGCTTTCATACGAGATGGACATATCGCTGTGGCCTGTCGTAGTACAGCAATAGCGGCAGGCGTGGCTTTCTTCACAAGTTTTATCATTCATTCTTCCCCTTATGTAACATCATCTGATAAAGAATTTCTACTTTTTCTTCCAGTCTTGTGACGGAATCTTTTAAACTTGAGCCAGAGTTCGGCTTAAGTTCATACAAGTAATGCTTAACTAACCAACGCACCGAGCCAGCAAATGCTGAAACAATTGCAATTACAGATACGATTAAGCCAGCCCAGTTTGCTGCAGTCATTATACTGTCCTCACCACAATCTCTAATATGCCACCAAACCCTGTGGAGTTTTTATCTGGTGGAGTAGTGTTTACCAAACTGATACCCTCAATTTGGACCTGACGACTTTCGCCAGTATTTAAGTCTTGCCATGTAACAATGTCACCATTTTCTTCAATGGATTCTAAGGTAACAATGCGGTCATACGCCCGTCCTGAATAACCAGTACGGGAATTATTCTTATCTGTTTCTTCATCAAAGCAGTAGACATAATGGCTGACAAGTCTTTGTCGTGGTGTAGCAATGGTTGCCTTTGCCTGATAGCCCTTAAAAACTGGGCCAAGAGATGAGGTAGTACCATCGCGGTACATAATAAACTTATAGGCTACATACTCCTGTGCCCTTGCTGGGTTGGAGGTTGTCACCTCCACTGGCGGTACTGCTGAGTCATAGGAGATGTGGTCATACTCATTGCCATTTGCATCTACAGTTTCTAGTGTCATAGAACCGTAAGTAAAGTTACCACGAGCAAGTAAACGCTTAAAGTTTTTAGGCTCAAGGGTTCCGTATCTAATATTGCCTGTAGTTATATAGCCAGTTGTGCGCAGAGTTGTTGCATCTTCTGCATAAAGATAATTGTTTGCAGCACAGAATACAAGACGATTAGTTGCTGCTGCAAAAGCACAAGCAGTTGTATTGTAACCAGTTACTCCGTCATAATAAATATCATTCGCCCACGCAAAGCGTAGCGGTGCTACCTCTGTAGATAGGTCAATACGGATAACTCCAGGCTCTCCATCTACACCAGTCGCGCACCACACAAAGTGGTCGCGAGCAGCAAAGTCATAGCAAGGCTGAGTTGTTTCAACAATCAAAGGACCATATGTAATAGAACCATCTTGGTCATTAACAGTAGCAACACGAATACCTTTATCAGTACCAATCATCATGTAACCTAGATAGTAATAAATCTTATGTACTACTTCGCCTACTGGAAGTTCGGCAGCAACCGCTGAGCCACCAGTAAGTGTTGGCATTGAACCAGTTGATGTAAGAGTAAACTTATCAATAGTAGATTGTATGCCGTTATAGCCAGCGATATAAATCGCTGGACCTGATGCTGTAATGCTGCTATATGTATGTGTACTTACTGGATGTGTATACAAAACTGATGGCATTGCTGATGCCGAACCAGCAAACTCGTAAACTTTATTATCAGCACACATAACAATACGGTTTTTAACATACTCCATAGTTGCATTAGAGATAGTACCTATCTCATCAAACATGGAAGTATTGGCGGTAGCAGATGTACCAGTTAAGGCTTTCTTGTATACAGTTTTCTTTGTAGAGGTATTAGTAATCCAGTATGCAGTAGTACCATCATCACAAATAGCATAGACAGGAGAATCTGTACCAGAATTGTAATCAATAAAATGTATTGGAGTACCTGGATTAGTAACATCAATCTTATCTACATCGTACTCATCATGAAGCAATACTCCAGAAGTACTATCCCATTTAATAGAACGCATAGTTTGGAATGGACGACCATTAGAACGGATAGCACCAGTAGTGTTATGCCCTTGAGTGCAGTTCTTAAGAAGACTTACTTCACCCTTAGTCCAGACATTTAAGCCTTTGCTATCTGCAAAACGGTAGTGTCCGTTCTCATCATTAGTTGCAGGGTCAAAGAAGTTGATACCTGAACCGCCATGAAAAGACATCTGTGAGCGAATCCACCAACCAGTCAATGACTGTTCACCTGGCTCGTTAGTAGAATCAAACTGGTCTTTCTTAAACGGTGCAGTCCTACGCCCATAAGGGCGGTCATTACTAGTAGCAAGGATGAATGGCATACCACCAATAGCAATGTCATAGGCTATGTCTGTATTCTGCCAGATAGCAGTAGATGCAACTACACCTACGTCTACAGCAATGGAGCGATTGGCTCTACCATCTGTTAAATCTCTGCCTGCCACGTTACTCCTTAATTATTCTGTTGGTGCTACAAATATATTATTTACTGAGTCGTAAATCATTCCTATGCCAGCCGATGTTCCATCAACCCAAGTACCACCAACATTGTCAATTAACCATTGATAACCATTATCGGGTTCATCATTGCTTCCAACTGTTATACGAAGAACAACATTGTTTTCATCTAGTTCTGCCCAATGTGCCATTATTAACCAACCTGACTTTTTGTATAACGAACTATGCAAATACCTTGAAATCCAGCACCTGCATTTCCGTAACCACTTGATACAACTCCGCCACCGCCGCCACCGCCGCCGTAATAACTACCATTTTGTGCTGCAACACTAAAGCCGCCGCCTTTACCACCACCACCTGTACCGCCATTACTTCCAGTTCCACCTCCACCAGCACCACCACCACCAGCGTAAGTATTTCCAAAGTATGTTAAACCATTGCCACCTACGGCAACACCTGCAGCACCTGCACCGCCACCGCCGCCTGATGTACCGCCATTATTTCCTTGTCCTGCTGTGCCAGTACCAAAAAAACCTGCGCCGTAATTTAGTTCGGCACCACCACCAGAACCACCATTGCGAGCCGTGTATGTTGCAGATGAACTACCACCTGCACCACCACCACCGCCAACCGCCGTAGTTATCCCAGTACAAGTAGAGTCATTTCCACTATCGCCCTTGTTGAACTGAATTGCACCACCTGCACCAATTACAATAGTTGCATTAGAAGAAAAAGATTTAGAGGCTGTATAAACAAGACCACCTGCACCACCGCCACCGCCGCGTTCGTAACCACCTGCGCCACCTCCTGCTACAAGAAGAACATCTGCAATGATTTCTCCACCTGTGACTCCTAAAGTGCCATTGCTAGTAAATGTTCTGTAGTAATATGTAGCATCTGATGTAAGTGAGCCACCAGTAACAACTGGAAGTGCTTTAACTATTGAGCCTGCTAAGGCATTTAACATACCACCCATTACGTTAATCCATTTCCGCTAATAATCCAGGACGTGCTTGTAATTTTAATAGCAGTAGCCAATCCAAATGGAGCCAATGTGCGTGAGCCAGTAGTTCCTGGACCTGCTAGAATTAATGTGTCAGTTGTAATTGCAATAGTTACAGTTGCTCCAGTTGCTGCAACAAATGAAATTGCAGTGCCAATTGGAAATGCAACTGATGAGTTTGCTGGGATAGTTACAGTACGAGTTGCTGTTGTATAGATATGCTCACCAGCATCACCAGCAACAATTGTATATGAACCAGTAGTTGCAGCAGAACTTTGAGGAATACCCATATAGCCTGCGCCACGTGCAGCAGTTGTTGTAGTAGCATCTGTAATTGATGAAGCAGAAGCCTTAGCATCAATCTGAGTCTGGATAGCAGAGGTAACTCCATTAAGATATCCAATCTCAGTATCGTCAACACCAGAGACAACTGCTTGTTTAGTATTTATCTGAGTCTGTACTGCAGATGTAACGCCATCTAGATAGCCTAACTCTGTAGCAGATACTGCAGATAGGGCTGTACTAGCGTTGGCTAGGTCACGGGCTTTTGTCATTCAGTTGGCTCCTCTATTGTTTTGAATACATCATTAACTGGGTCGTAAATCATCCCAGTGCCTGCGTATGTTCCTCTAAAATTAGAGTTGTATGATGTTTGAATCCATTTGCCACCAAAAAGATTGACGCAAAAATCAATACCTTTTTGCTCAGATTCAATTCCATTTTCATCTAGCAATTCGTTGTTATGAACAACAATAACTTGCTTGACTGTATTTGTTTCGTCTAGTTCTGCAAAGTGTGCCATAAAATTATTCCTTTTTATTAAGGAAGCGTAATGCTTCCTGAGCCTGTCCACTTGTAAACATAGTTAGTGCTTACTGTAGTTAAAGTTGGTGAACCTGTTGTTGCAGGTGCAGTGCCGTATGATGTTGGATAGGAAATAATTACAATTCCGCTACCACCATTACCACCAAGGTTTTGGGCTGATGTATATTGCCCCGCGCCACCGCCGCCACTGCCAGTATTTGCAGTTCCATTAGTGCCTGCTGTATTTTGTCCACCACCTGAGCCACCAATGCCGCTGCCACCAGGGCCACCGCTAGTAGCGCCTCCGCCACCTCCACCACCTGCACGTAAGGTTGCAGTTCCATCAATTGATGACGATAAACCTATTCCACCCGCGCCGCCACCACCGAATGCGCCATTTCCACCAACTGCGCCAGCACCGCCACCGCCGCCTTTGTAAGCGTCATTAGCAGAATCTGATGTACCACCATTATTACCTTGTCCTGCAATTCCAGTACCTGCAGTTCCTGCGCCTACACCACCACCTGAACCACCATTTATAGTTTGTGAAACAGGTGCAGTAATTCCTCCATTACCACCACCTGTTGCGCTAACAGATGCAAATACAGAAGCATTACCTGGCTGACCTGAGCCTGGCGAAGGATTTCCTTGACCGCCTGCACCTACTGTTACTGTGTAAGTAGTTGCTCTATTAAAGTTAGCAGTTGATGTTAAATAACCACCTGCTCCACCACCACCACCAGCACGATTTGCTAAGTAAGCAGAGTTAAAGCCACCAGGACCACCACCTGCGACAACAAGATAAGTAACTGGCATAACACTTATAGGTACTACTGAGTTAGATGCAGCGGAAGCGATAGATGTTCCATTTGCGTTAGTTGCTGTAACTGTAAATGTATATGTAGTTCCACCTGTTAATCCTGAAACTGTAATAGGGCTTGCGCCTGTACCAGTTACTGAACCAGGAGATGAAGTTGCTGTAAATGTAGAAATTGCTTTACCACCAGTTGCATTTGCTGTATAAGCAACAGTTGCTGCTCCAGTTCCACCAGTAGCAGTACCAATAGTAGGAGCCTGCGGAACTGTGGTTGCAGTAACAAGATTAGATGCAGCAGAAGCAGCACTTGTACCAATAGCATTCGTAGCAGTTACGGTAAATGTATATTGAGTAGATGATTGTAATCCAGTAACAGTTATTGGAGATGAAGCACCTGTGCCAGTAAATCCACTTGGGCTAGATGTAACTGTGTATGATGTAGCAGCCGTACCTGTTGTAGCAGGTGTAAATGTAACACTTACTGCTCCATTATTATAAGCACGAGCAGTACCTACATCTGTTGCTGTTCCAATAGTAGGGGCATCTGGCTTGGTGTTTCCCATAGCCATAGTTTTAAATTTACCATAACTAGAAAATTTAGAAACAGGAGACATTAGGCAATCTCCACTCCTGAAATGTGAAAGTTAATTGATGTTGCGCTTGCACCACCTGTAATAGTTTGATTACCTTCTAAAGGTTGCTTGATATCTATTACAGTAGAATCATTAGCAGCAACATATACTGCTGTTGCAAGGTTAGTTCCATTTAAACCAAGGGTAAATGTGCCAGCAGTACCTGCTGTATTAGTAACAATAATATTTGTTACTACTGCTGTATAACCACTTGGTACAGTATATAGTGTTGTACCTGTTGTTGTTGTTGCCGCTCCACGGAATAGAGTCTTAGATGTTGTAGCCATTAGTTACTACCTTTCTTAGATTGCGCCCATGAGGGCTAGGATATAGTTATTGTCAATAGCGGATGTGTCAACTACTGCCCATTCAAGACCAGTAGCAGTTGATGAATTTGTTCGCAGATATAAATTATTTGCACCAGCAGTTAACTTCCCTACAGTGTCTGCAGCAGTACCAACAATTAAGTCACCCTTAGCATCTATAACTGTATTAGGAATTGCTGTAGCCAAATCAAATGCTGTAAATGTAATTACTTCAAGGATATCTCCAGCGGTTAATGCTGCTAATCCTGTAATGCTTGTACCACTTGTGGCATTGTAATCAGAGGTGCGAGCAAGAAGAACACCATTAAGGTATACCTGCTCATAACCTGGTAGATAGGAAAGAGTTAATCCGTTGTCATCTAGACCAGACTTTGATGTTTCTCCACCAGATGCAGTGAATCGGAATCGGTAGATTGCTGCTGTTGAGGAGATAGAACCCCAAGCGGAACCTGACCAAGCAAACATTGTATTAGATACTGAGTTCCAGTAAAGAGCACCAGTAATAAGTGCATTACCATCATTATCTACAGATGGAGCAGTTGACTTAGCGCCTAGGTAACGGTCATCAAAATTGTCATACACTGCTTCAGCAGCAGCAGCACTTGCTGCAGCAGCGGTAGCAGAACCTGCAACGGTATCTACATACACCTTAGTAGCAGCATCATTATTGCTTGTAGGCGTACCTAGATTGGTTATCTTATGAGTATTGGCATCTAGAGTACCTAGTAACTGACCGCTTGTGCGGTTAAGATAAGTTCCAGAAAGGCTAATTGCGCCAGTACCACCATCAACAGAAAGAACTGCATCTGTTGGAGTAAGAAGTTCCTGCCAGTTAGCAAGGGTTGATGCTGGGTCTGCTGTTAAAATAAATGACTTATTAACATCTGTGCGAACCGCAACATCACCAACCTGTGCAGTTAAAGCAAGCATTGCTGCTTGTGATGCAACTACTGATGTGTGAGAAATTGCTAGTGCTGGTAGGTGATGGGTTGGAACTAATCCGCTTCCATCAAGTTCAGCAATACCATTAACTGCACCCTTTTGAGTTGTGATGTAGTTAAGAGTTACCGCATCCTGAGCATTGGTTGGGTCTGCAAGTCCTGTAATCTTTTGAGCATTAAGAGCAACGGCTGCAGTAGGTGCTGCCATCTGGTCTAAACGAGATGTACGAACTTGTGTATCAAAGTCTGAAACTGTAGATGCTGTCTGTGTACCAGTATGGTTAGTACGAGCCAGTGGGTCGACTGCCAACTTAGATAGTGCAATTGCAGCAGAAGCGTTAATGTCTGCGTTAACAATAGTTCCATCTACCAAGTCAGCAGAGGTAATTGTTCCACCAAGGTCTAACTTAGTCTTTGCGATAGCCGCAGTTGCTGATACGTCAGCGTTAACAATAGTTGCATCCGCAATCATTGTGCTAGTAACTGTGCCAGTATCTCCAGCGGTAATTGCTGTACCTGAAATCTTTGTCTTGTCAATAGCCGCTGATGCATTGATATCAGCATTGACAATTGTTCCATCTAGAATCTTGGCAGATGTAACTGCTCCGTCTGCTAAGTCACCAGCAACAATAGTCCCGTCAACAATCTTGGCTGATGTAACTGAGTTAGCGGCTAACTTACCTTCTGTAACTGATAGGTCATCAATCTTGACTGTACCTACAGCACCAGTTGCAATCTTTCCGCTTGTGATAGCAGAGTCTGCAATGTCGCCTGTGGCAATGGTAAGGTCTGCAATCTTTGCTGATGTAATTGCACTATCGGCAATTTTTGCTGTAGTTACATTAGCATCAGTAATCTTTGCAGTTGTTACAGCATTTGATTGGAGCATTGCTGTGGTAATCATGTTTGTATCAGTCGTCTCAAGGACGTTAGCAATAGTCAAACCATGAGCAGTTGTTGTGTTTTCAATATGAGTATTGGCTTCTCGGTAGTCGCGACCAATTGCCATGTGGCGAACCACTGCACCAGCAGAGTGAGCCTGTCCTGTTGAACCATCAATAGCACGAACTATGGTTAGCGTATTAGTGCTAACCGCCGTAACATCTACAATTTCTTCAAGGGCTGTATCTGGGTCAATTACTACAGTAAAGATTTCTCCAGCAGAAACGGTTATACCGCCAAGGAGTGCGCTTCCAGATACGACTGTAGCAGAAGTTACGCTTGAGTTAATTCCACCAGTAAGGGTAGTTTGCTGGGAACGGGATGAGTATTTTCTAGTTGTCATTCAATCTTCCTATCGGCTGAAGTGAACTCGTGGCGGGTATTGTTGTTGTTGTGACATTGTTTCTTCTGATAAACGTTGGTTATAAAGAGCAAACAGTTGAC